AGAAGATCATAGGATCTCTATTAGCCGCAGCCTTCTCAAGCATCTTAGCCTGATCTTTCTTCTCGAACATGTTCAGACGGTTTTTAAGTTCGAGATAGACATCATTCTTTTCTCGCTCACCGCCTCTAAATTGATCAGCCTCCATATTAGCTACTACAGACATTGCGCCCATAGCATCTCCGGCAGAGTTTAGTCGGTTCTCCTCTAGGAAGTTACCGAAGTTAAACATTCCACCTTCTTTAATCTGAGATTTTATCTGATCCCCTACTCTCTCAACCATAGTAATCTGATTAGGGGTAAGATCATATTGCTCAGAATTAACTTCAGCCTTTAGGAGCTCCCATTTAACCAGACCCTCTTCATCATATGTTAGATCAGCTAGCTTCTCTCCGATATTAAACTTCTTAGTCTTTGGCTTAGTAGTAATAGATCCTGTGGAGAAGGTTCCGGTTTCGATCTCTGAAATTACTTCATCGAGCTCGGTATCGGATACACTATCTGGATCAAATCCTTCCCATACACCGCGCAGAGCACTTCGCTTAGCAGATGGGGAATCTCCCGCTGCCGATAGACGATCGTTAGCGTACCATGTAAATAAGGCATCCTGAGTTTCTTCGTTAAATAAAGTATCGTCGGTAATACCGAGCGCAGCGAAACCTCCACGCTCTTTAATATCTCTGAGAGTAGATCCCACAAACTGGTATTTACCCATTGGAGTACTGGCATCACCATCTTTAAATGCCTGTGTGTTCTCCGGCATATTCTCTTTACTCCAATTGAAGTATTCAGAGCCCGGAGCTGAGAAGTCTAGGACTTCCGACATATTCATATCGGTAAGAACGTATGTAGAAAATTCATTATTCTGAGATTGATTTAGAAGAGCATTATATCCGCCAGAACCACTCTCAAAGTCACTCATGAGACTAGATACTTTTGACGTAGACGCCATAGAAGATGGGCCTAGGATCTCTAGACGTTCATCATCCACTAAGCTCTCTAGTCGCTCTGTAGCTTGCCCGACATTACCATCATACGCAGCAATAGTACTATAGGCGTATGTAATAGCGGCTGAGCTCGTAGGGTTTTCTGGAAACATTTCCGCAGCCAAAACTTCAGCTGACTTTTTCCATGCCGCCTCTTCTTCGGCTTTTTCTTTAGCCTTCTCTATTGCGGTCTTCTGTAGAGCTAGTTTAGCCTTCTGCTCCTTGGCTTGCATAGGAACATATACTTCTGCGAAACCCTTAAGAGCACTCGCAAAAGCACTTTCACCTTCTTGCTTATACGCACCGGCTGCTAGGTTTCCTTTTACTCGACTACGCCAACTCATCAGGGGTCTCCTCTTCAGCCATACCGAGCATTGATTGCTGCTCTTCTTCTGGGGCTGCTTCTACATCTTCACCGGAAGGACTAGCCATTAGACCGCCCTCTGGAGCGGGAGGCTCTGCAGGAGTTTCCTCCATAGGCATCTCTTCCGCCTCTTCCTGAGCTTCTAACAAAAGGGATAGCTGGCTAGGTGTGTAAATTAATTCATCATTAGCATCTGCACCCATGTCGTATGTAAGATCGTGGGCTTTTGCGAATACCTCTATACCTCTAGCCACGGGGCCAGCGATTAGGATCGCCATATCGATATGCATTACACCTTTAGCAATTGCTTGCTGTAGCATTGCGCTAGTGATCGTGGCGATCGACATATCCAGATCGAGTAGAGAGTATACAAGAGATGCCCCTGATGGAGTCTCTAGACGGTTTAAAGTGTTAGATACTGCCTCGTCATAGTTTTCTATATCTGCCGGCCTATGCCACGGATAATTTCGGGTATCTGAGGTGTAGTTTGCACCGGGGATAGGGGCTCTAGGTATCTGCATCTTCATCCTCCTGCTCTGCGGGAGAAATATCGAGATCCTTCTCCATCTGATCGAAATACTCAGGAGTAAAGACTATCTCTTCACCTGTCTCATTAATCATATTATCAGGCATCTTACCGCTTAAAAAAGATGTGATGCTGCGCTTTACTGCATTGCCAAACTTCATTGTAATTTCCCATAATTGACCATTAGATAACCATGCTCCCCTGTAAGCACGGCCTCTGGATGGGTTTTCTGAATTTCTTGAGCAATCACACCCATAGGTGTAGTTTTATCTGCGCCAATACGCTTAGCTTCCTCGTTCCATTTCCAAGTGTACATATTCACTCCTGATGGAAGAGTAGTGAAATGCTTGATGTCTTCTTTTAGCCGGCTATCAGAGGACGTAATTAGGGCGGCTCCTATTGAACCAATAGCCCCCCACATACCGTCTGAACCACTAGATCCTTTAGATTGCGCGCCAATTTCGGCTGCTATAATCTGAGCCTCTCGCTGCAATTCATTCTCGGCAGATTTCCATATGTTATCAAATATACTATCTAGACGATCCCATATCTGGTTCATGCCTTCCTGAGACAGGCTAAGCATGTTCTTTACGTCTGTGCTGGCAGCTTCAAACTTGAGTCTGTTATTTTCGGTCTCAACAGTCTGGCGCCATTTTGCGTTAGCTACATCAATATTATACTGCATATTAGCGTAGAATTGCTGGCGTTGGTTCTCCATCTCTGAGTTAAACTGCATAGCACTGTTCTTAGAACCCGCGTTAAACTGAGCCATAGAGTTCATCTGCGTAGCGTTGAACTGGGCCACATTCACACTCATCTGATCGTAGAACTTTTCAAAGTCGTTGTTAGTTTCGGCAGTAAATAAGCGCTGAGCATTAATAGCTGCCTGATCTGTAAATAGAGCCTGTGTCATCGCCTGAGTATTGATGACTTCCGCCTGTTGGCGGTTAGACATGTTTGTCAAATCCATCTGCAAGAAGGCCTTAGCATTATTTACCAGAGCAGCCTGTCTAGCGTCGAGGTTAGCTACTTCAAACTGTGCTAATACGTTAGCTTTATTGATGATAGACTGTTGCCGGTTATCTAGATTCTTTAAGCTTATTGTCTGGAAGAATGCCGCGTCTTTTTCAGCCACGCCTAGGGTAGCTTGCATGAGCGCATTACTCATAGTTTCTAGGTAAGCTGTGCCTGTAACTCCACCAAAAGCCATCTGTCGGCTAACTTGCCGAGCTAACCCTTGAGCCCACTCAGGGATCCGAGGATTTCCATTTGAATCCTTGAATTCAGCGCTAATGATTTTCATCTGACCAAGGACAGTAGCCTTAGCGTCAGTATAATTTCCTTCACCTAACTTCTGAGCTAGGAGCTTTCCTGCTACCGTACTGGTATCGATGATGTTTGATATATCCTGAGACGCGAAGTCATTAAGAGCTTCACCTAGGACGCCTTCGCCTTTACCTATACCCTCAACATCAATCTGAACATCGTCCGGATCTACAAGCATATTGTCAGTCACTTCTCCGGTAACCGCATCAACAGTGGTGCTCTCTCCACCCATGAGATTGGTTACTGTTGAAGCATCATATAATGTTACCGTACCCTTACCTTCGTCCTTAACAGTTTCAGTATTTTCAACTATCTCAGGATCGTAATAAGGAGCATCTCCCAATTCATAATTAGGGTTGCTAGGATCTAGGTTAGTACCTTCAGCGTCTGGATCATTAAGAGCTACTAGATCGGCTAGCGTCATACCTTTGCTCTCTAAGAAAGCTGCAGGATCATCGATCATAGCTTGAATGTCTTCATTAGACGTAGCAATGCCGGCATCCTCTGCCATCTTAAGTATTTCTTCTGCAGTTATTGGTGCTGAATCAGGTTGTGCAGGAGCCGGTGCTGGGGCAGGAGCCGGACTAGAATCTCCCCCTCCTGAGCTGGGGCTACTTGCAGGGGAAGGGTCTGTGCTAAAGCTGTTATACTTATCGTCCACTTCGACAGATCCGCCGGAGTTAGACCAACCACCGCCCCATCCATCGTCCTCTACACCATTCACAAAGTTTGTATCGCCAAATGTATTCGACACAGATTGTTCAAAGGTATTTCCACCACCAAACGTGCTTGACCATAATCCCATTATAGTTTTTCCTTTTCTTCTTCGCAGCGGCGTACTTTATCCCGAAGCTTTGCATAATCGGCTATTACCATCGGTATGAATGCGTAATCCTCACCCAAGGTCTCCAGCTCTTCTGCCAGAGATTCATTCCATTCTTGATCGTATGATTGTAGGGGTGGGCAGTAGACCTCGAGCTGAGTTCTATAGACCGTTTCCGCGCAGCCGGTTAATAAGGCCACTCCTAGAATTAGTGGAAGTATCGTCTTCATGTTCCGCCATATTCTTATAAAAATTTGAGGCTTTCTTAGATGCCTGTAGTTCATCAGCCAGAACTTTAGTCTTCTCTATTTTCTTCCCATCCTTGCGTCCGAGAACATAAAGGATAGGAAGTAGAACTGCTAAGCCGGCTATGATGTAGGTTTTAACTTTACCCACGATACCAAACATTAGTGGACGCCTTCTTTATGATCTTTAAACCTAGCGTAGGCTGCTAGGGCTATGCCTCCGATCGCACAGAGTAGAAATATAGTTTTCATACTGTCTGCGTAGGGAACTAGGGCTTCGATCTGAGGAGTAATTTCTCCTAATGCAGTAGCTGCACCAGCGACTCCGGCTCCAGCCATTGTCTTAGATTTTGTTAGAGGCTTTGTTGCCGAGGCTGCAGTTACTTTTTGCGGCATCTCTGGGCCACCTTCGTCAGAAGGCAATCTTGCATCCCTACTGAAGATAGCGGCTTCAGCTGCCCTACGACGAGTAAGGCCACGCAGAGGCTGAAGCTTACCACCAACCCGCGCCTTATTCCAGCGCATGAGCTGCTCTGGCACTTCATCATACAGACCTTTATTTAGCTTCTTTAGCAAAGTGCTGCTCTTAAATGCCCCTGCGCCAAGGTTGAATACGAAGCTAACTAAAGCATCAAACTGACCCTGAGTTAGAGGAACTTCGACGTATCGAAATACTGCCTTTTGGTGTTCTTTAATATCCTCGATTAGGAGCTCTTCCGCTTCCTTAACAGTGATCTTCATTCCGGATCGGATGCCCTTGCACGAGCCAAATCCAAGTGTCCACTTTCCCGCCGGACAGCGATATGAGTGGACTAATCCATCGTCCTTTAGTTTATGTAGACCCTCGAACTTCTTAATGAGCTCGATACAATCTTTTGATACATTTTGTGGATGCATGTTATTACCTTGTTGTTGCGTATGGTGACATGAATCCGCTCGTTACGGCCCCTCCAGACCCTGCTTGCATAGCTGGGCTAAGATTGCCCATTCCTGCATTTGCTCCTGATACATTACCTAAATCGTTTAGGCTCATTAGGCTTCTGTTAATGTCGATAACTTTATCACCCATTGCGCGGCCCTGAGTATCAAAAGCGCGTAATAGTAAGTTTCCTTGATTATCTATAGCTCGAGAAATAGTGCTGCCGTTATCCCCTACGCTATTAGCAATTAGGTTACCTTGATCATCAAAGGCATCACTAAGCTGCTTAAACTCTTGGCGTGTACCCATATCGATATCTGTCTGAGCAGATGCCACTCGAGCTAAGTCACGGATGGTTGTGTCCATCTTATTAGACTGAGTATCAAATCCAGTAGCCAAAGCAGCGCCCTGATCACGGATAGCCGTATTGATATTATCTGTAGCTGTCATGATACCTTGCTGATTAGAATCTACGGATCTAAATCCGGCGTCTACAGCATCACTAGCTTTTCCTATTTCTCCAGAGACCTGCCCAAATCCAGCATCTTGATCTGCGGATATTGTGTTTAAGTTGCCCATAAGAGAATTCTGATAAGTATCCGCATTGGAGAGCATAGTCTCCACATCCATCTGTACGGAGCTTATCTCTGTACCAGTGCTATCAAAACGGCTCTCTAGGATACGCCCTTGATCATCCATAGATCTTTGGATTGTATTACCCTGAGAGTCTATCGCGTTGGCAATTAGATCCCCATTAGCATCAAAACTATCAGCTAGAGCTGAGTATTGAGCTTTAGTAGATGAATCTAGGTTATCGCTTGTAGTTTGGAGAAGATCTTTAACACCACTAATACGGTTAGCTAATGTGTTTTTAGATACCTGATCTCCGGCAGCAACATCACTAAATCCACCCTCAACAGCTCCAGATAGAACTTCAAAGCCAGCACCAGTAGCGTCTCCTAAAGTGCCAATCTTTTTACCAATATTGCTTTGGCCTTCCGCAGCTGCCTGAGCGTATCTTCCGATATCTTCTCGTAGGGCATCATTTTGATTAGCAGCGGCTAGGGCTCTGTCTGATCGAGCGGTATTCGCAATCTCTGTGTCTTCTGTATATCTGTCTACATAATCATCGAATGAAGACTTAAAGGTATCTTGTCCTGATTGCAGATCTGCCTGACCTTGAGTTAATCCTGCACCATAGGTATCGACTGAACCAGAAAGTGTACTTAGATCACTTACTAGGCCAGCTTGTCCTTCCTCAAGGTTTCCTCGAGTAGTATCGATATTAGCATTGGTGGTATCAAAGGCCGTACCAA